TCTCCATCTTTGCCAATAAGCAATATCTTTGCTTTTGTACCATCATTCTCGATAGCTACTTTGTTCATGCTTCTATTATAAATCAATAATCAGTAATATTGATATTTTTAATATCTTTTGTTCTCAGTAGAGCTGTAATAGTATTCTTCTCCTACTTCATAACCTTTAAATTCTTTTATAACAAAATACCAAGTTTCACTTTGACCAATACTTCCGCCAGAATTGCTGTTAAATGTTTTTCTTGTCTCTTTGCGAAGAAATCCTAAGCTGTATAAACATTTTGCACAAACAAAGTGTCTATCTACTTCGAAATTTTGTATATCATTACCGAATGCTTTTACCCAGAATTGCTTACCACAAACCGAAGTATGATTATCTGTAAGCTGTAATGTTTTTAATGCTTCTTTGTCATAACTTACAATATGTCTCATGTTGTTACTTCTTCTAGCAAAGTATGCAACATTTAACTTTGAAGAATCTCCATCAAAGATTGATTTTTGAAGTTTTTTCTCTTCTACTTCAAGTCCTGCGTAGTTTGTATATTTTTCTGTTACCATGTTTTTCTCCCTCTAATATAGATATACGCAGACTTTTTGATATTTTGTAATACTTTTTTATTTTTTTTTATACTTTGTGAAATTTTTCACAACGCCTAAGACTCGCCTAAGACTATAAAATTTTTAAATTATCCCAACCATTTTCTGAAACTGTAAAGGTTAGGATTCCATGAGAAGTAGTCAATCCCATTCTTGCTTCTAGTTCTTTAGAAGTATCCAGAGATGGAGCTTGAAACCATGTTCTTCCACGCTCAGTTAAAACTCTTAAATGATGGTAATGACCAGTAACTAACAAATCCGCAGAGCCAGATGGTATTCTTGCATGACCTTGATTTTTCCACCAGTTCATTAGTTTGTTCTCAATGTTTGACCCGCCACCAGTCATGTGTCCATGATAAAAGGTAAGTCTCTGTCCTTTTACATCTATTGTTAAATAAAAATCATTCGGCACAACAGTCTTAACATGCTTATATCGTTCTCTACCTTCTATTATTTCTCCAACTATCTGAAAGATTGCAGTATCAGAGTTATCTAATCTACTTGTAGAGACTTGAGCTTTACCACTTCTGTACTCTGAATGATTACCAACAACAGCTCCAATGATTATGTTTGGTGCAAGTTTTAACAATCCATCAAGAACTTCCAGCAACATTTTGCGAGCCAGATGTTCTTGTTCTGTTCTGGTCAGCTCAATGTTAAATGGTTGATGGTCAAAGAATCCATAACAGTTTTCAATCAAATCTCCTAAACCAATAATGTAAATCTCATCTATTATCTGACCAGACTTGTTTAAATCTTTTATCTGCTTCTGGGCTTTTTTAATACCATTCCTAATGTAATCAATAGTCTCATCAGCTCCCCAGTCAGAGTTGTATTCTTTTTTTCCAAACTGCCAGTCAGCACAAAAGAACATAAAAGCATTATCTCCAGCTAGTTCAGAGACTTTAACTGGCTTCTTCTTTGAAATCTGTCGTTCTAGTTTCCTAACATACTCATTGTGTTTTGGTTTTTTTCTTCGTATCGTAGCTTTGAAAGCATACATCTGTATAACTTGACCGCCCTTAGCTTGTGCTTCCCAAGTTGAAAATTTGATTCGGTCTTCTTCAATATAAAATTCATCTGAGTTATAACCCCAAGAATCTAGTAGTTCATTAAATTTAAAGTTATCTGATTGCGGTTGAACATGTGTCAGCTCTCCAATGTTTGTGTTGTGGTCGAATTCGAGCTTTGGCTTCCACCCAGAAGGGTAGTAATTATTTCCTAAGTCAAGATTGTGGGGAATCTCTTGCTTATTCTTCGTAAGTTTTTTTGATTCTTTTGTCATAGAACACTTGTTCGATACAAGTTTATCATCAAAAATTAGTAATTATTGTATTTGAAAATTATCTCGGAGACTGAGTTGAGTGTTCAACATGGTAACCAATAATCTGTCGCCAGACTGAAAGGAGTATATCAACCAGTTCGGAGCTCTCTTCCGACTCTAATCTCAACTCTAAGGTCTCCCTAGCTTTGTGCTTTAGAAATTTCTAAACCGCAAAATCGACATTTGTCTATGACATCTAAATCAATCATAGCATGCCCTTCGACTTCACAATCTCTGGGTTTTGGAATCTTCGCTACTTCTTCCCCCAGTAGAGACCAGTGCTTAACTAATGCGTATGGTGTAAGGGTCATACCCTTAAACAGCGTTTTGTATTGTGATACCCTGTTAGGAATCTCATCAGCTTTTGCACCAGCTTCTCTTAATTGTTTGATGCACTTATTCCAACCAGCTCTCTCAACTTGAGTAGATGGTTGATAACCTATTGCATCTACCAGAGCATTCCATAGTACTTTCCTATCTTCAAAGTTTTCTTCCAAAGATTGACTATGGTTAATTGACTCTAGTTTGTGGGTCTCTGATGAACTAGGGCTAGTGTCATCTATGACATTGGGTAGGTCATATATGAGCTCTTTACTTCTCATTACTGTATATAAGTTGGAAGTTTGCTCTCCTGTGGCTTTGTCAAAACGCTTCTGCGACTTGATTGCACCAATGGTTTTTAGTTCCTTTATAGCCCGCTTAATCGTGCTCTCAGAGACATTTATACGCTCCGCTAGCGTTCTAATGCTAGGGAAGCAAGTTCCATCATCTTTATCTGCATATCTGCATAAAACAGCATAGACCCTAACAGCTTGAGCTGATATCGGGGCATCAATTACCCACTCTGGAACTATGCTGAAATATACATCAGACTTTATGTAATCCATTTAGAATGGAGCATCTAAGTCATTGATAGGGTCTTTTGCAACTGGTTCATTCTTCTCCTTCTCTTCTAAGAGAGATTTAATTAATTGAGAAGCTCCCAATCCAGTCAAACCACTATCGACTTTACTTCTTGCTGGGTCAGATACAGACTTTGGCACTTCCTTCAATAACTTGTTAATGAAGTTAAGTTGTTTGTCTGATGGTTCTCCACCACCACTTGATTGTGGTTTTGCAGAATAAGAAGATTCAAATTTAGTTTCAAATCCATATTTATCCCACAAGTGTTCAGCATAAGCATCTGTTGCATCAAGAACTTTGTTAAGTTCTATCTTGCCCGCAACTGCTAAGTCGATTGCTCCTTTAAATGCAACTTGTGCAATTATTGCTTTATCTTTACTGTTACTCATTTATTTCTCCTTTTGTATTTAGTAATTCAAATCTAGCATCATACTTCTCTTTGAATGCATGTGGATAAGTATTATACCTTATTACCTTCATGTATTCTTTTGTCCAGATTCTTTTGATTTCACTTCTTTTAAGTTTTGGATAGAGCTTTGCTTTTTCTTCTTCAGTAAGCATTGCCCAGATTCTCCAATGGCTTATTCTTCTTCTCTTCATGTTGCTACCAGTCTGAGCTGAGCTCTCTCAGCAGTATCATCTGGAGCTTTAACAAGATAGTAGAAAACTAATCCACGCTTCTTAGAAGGTAAAGTTTCAATAACGAATCCTTCTCTTCTTAGATTATGTATTGAAGTTCCAAATCTGGAATAGTTTAAATCATAAATAAACTCTCCATTGGATATTGGTTCTCCATCTCTGTACTTCCTAAGTACATATTCAACCAACGCATGCTTTGTATCTACAAAGTGTGGAATCGGTTGTCCGCGAAAGTGGGTTACAGTAATCATTTCTGCAACCTACTCTTCGCTCTTGTGTCAATCTTAGATTGCACAAACTCATCTGAGCTTGCCCATTCTTTGATTGTCTGTTCAGTCCATACTGGAGTCGTGCCACCAGATACCACCCATTCTGGATTTGGTAATCTATCTGCATGATTCCAAGAAGCAATGGTAGCTCGGTCTAAACCTAAAAGCTGACCCACTTCTTTGACTGACATCAATATAATGTCGTTCATATTTCTCCTTTTTCTTTTTTATGTTGTTAGACATCTTATGCTCTATTACAACGCATAATTGCGTGAGTCTTACATACTCGCCACAAGATGCCTAACCAGTAGCAGTCAGACCATAATACTGGGCATGTATTGGTATGAATAAAGACTTCCAACTGCTACTGGCTATGCACCCATAGCCATTTATTATATCAAAGATTATTGATTATGTAATCCAATTTGTTCATCAGTTGCTCTAACGAATCTCGGAATCCCATCATCATCTGCAAATAATCTTTGCTCTTCTTTCCTTAACTTGCTCTCTTTATATTCAAGAACACTTAAAGCTACTACAAAGAACATTAAGAATGAACTTCCTAATGCGAATGCCATAGCTTGATATAGTTCTAGTGAATAGAACCAATTTAGTAAGTTAGTCATATCACTCCTTCCTTTTTAGTTTAGATAATGACTATAAAGCCCTCAGCTACAATGTATAGATATTTATTTATAATAAATTAATTATTTGGTAACTGAGAGCTCTAACTCATTAACTGTTTTCTAATTCAGTCATCTGAGCAATTATTTTCTGCACTTCGTTTTTATGTGCATCATTTAATTGTGCTAATCTTTTTTCCAGAGCAACCATAGCTTTGTTCTTCTGATACTTCTCGACTTCTTCTCTCTTGACATTATCAATAGGTAGTTCAGAGACCGAAAGTATTTCTACTTTGTTGCGGTGTCTATGCCTACTCCATTCAATAGTCATTGAGTTAAGTTGCCCAGTTAGGTATTCAGTACCAAGCTCGATTGATTGAACTTCAACAAGATACTTCAAGTATTCTTCTGAAGATTCAATGTGCTTTGAGCCAGTGCAATAGAATGCATATTTTCTATCTTTATGCTTCAGCACCATCTGGTCATTGAATAGCAATCTCCAACAAGCACTGCACTTGACATATTTTCTTTTGCCAGTGAGCTTTAACTTGACATGGTAAAAGTCTGGTAACTCTTCCAAGTGTTGTTCTTCTGATGTTGGATTTTCTGTATTCATAATATACTCCAATCTAGTAATCATGTCTGACATAATTACCATAGAGCCCACCACTTTGTGTATTAGTACATATACAAAAGGGTATCGTGATGAGCTCTAGCTAATTACTTGTAAGAAGCTCTGCCCTTCATATCACTGTTCATTCGACCATTGTCAGTTGGTCGGCTTCTACCACGATATTGAGCACCCTTCTTACTTTTAAGTTTTCTTCTTTGAGCACGATTCATTCTTCTTCTCCTTCTCCGAATAATATTTCGTACATTTCATCATAAGACTTATTATTTTCAAATCCGCTCCACATTATTTCAATTTGGTCTCTAAGTCTTTTGATTGTTTTGTCTTTATAACTCTCCATTATTCTTCTTCTCCAAAGAACTGCTCCTTCATAAGCTCTGGAGTCTCAGTATCTTCTCGATACCAGACATAGAACTTACCAGAAGTAATGTTCTGCTCTTTTATATCCTTCCAGTTTGCATAACCTAGTTGGATATTCTTATCAAACATCTTGCTGTACAATGCATGAGCTTTTTCATAAGTCTCAGCTTCTACAACAAAATCAACAGTGAATGTCTCATGGAATTTGAACTTCATGATGCCTTCTCAGTATCTATAAACCAGTCTCCATTTTCTACGAAGTCTTCGTACTCTTCTGGAGTCATCTCTTCATTTTCCATTATTCTTCTCCCATTCTTCTGTAATCGTATGGGCTATAACCATTTATTGCTTTGAAGGATATTACAAATATTCTTCTTGCATATTCATAGCCCAAGCTCTTTAAATAAGTATCTCTCTTATCTAACTTCTCCATTGCATCTAGTGCAAATTGATTGAATCTCTTCATTCTTCTTCTCCAATATAGTTTGCTTCTACCCAAGTAGTTTCAATTTCTACTGGTTCAGAATCTCTTTCGATTTCTTCTGCCCAAGTTATTGTGTCATCTTGTCTATTCACAATATCCCATGCTTCATTGTTTTGTAGATTATCTATCGTATATACAAATTTCTTTGTAATAACTATTTCTACTGATTTCATTTTGTTCTCCTTTTTTTTTGTAAGTAATCTTATGATTACCATAAAGCCCACTCAATGAATGGGCTCTAGCTAACCATGTATCTTATGGAGCATAGCTTTCAACTATGTCAATCTTAAGATACTTGACTGTCTGAGCAAGATTGAATCGATTGCCATGCTCGACTTTTGTATCAATCAAACAATCTACAATCTGCTTGCAGTATTCTGCATCTGACCAAATCTCATCACTGTCTGGCATAGATGATGCATCTGCATATCTATCAATGATTTCTTTTGTAATCAGTTGTTTTATTTCTGTCATGATTATCTCCTTCCACTTGTTAGATACCAAGCAAATCTGTTTTCCCAGTTGCTTGAATCCATATCAACTTCTTGATTGAAGCTACCAAGATATTCATTGTTAGCTTTTACAGAAGTATGAATATCAATCATGTTATCTTTGATTTCAATTGTATGTACTTTTTCAACATACAAATCTTCTTCTGTTGTATAAGTAACAACAAAGTAAGCATATCTATCTGAAGCTGGCATCAAGACTCTTCCACCTTTATTTGTGTATGCATCTCTGTACTTGTTGTACATAACATGAACATGGTAGTAACTACCTTCGCTGTTCCATGTTGGAGCATCTGGTGTTCTTAGTTCTTCTTGATTTGGAGCTGGAATAAACTTAAAGTCTTCCCAACCAAGCACATCAATTTCTTTTTGTGCAATAGCTTCCATTAATTTGTTTAGTGTATTTTCGTTCATTTTGTTTTCTCCTTTTGTATTTTTGTTAGTGATACTTCTTATAAGTATCTATCTACCCACCAAGCAGATGGGTAGTTAGATAGTTACTCGCTATCAGTTTTGTGTTCGGAGTGTTCGCACTCTCCAGACTCACAAAGTTCAATGAGATACTTCTGTAAAGAAGCGTTGTACCAACTACTCATGGAACTCCTTTCTGATTTTTGTTTAAGCGGTATTGATTTGTCATTGATACTTTTATAAGTATCTATCAGCTCTCCATAAGAAGAGCTGTTAGATAATTACTTGTCTTGATAAAACTCAACAGCAAGTGGAGCACATGTATTGCAAAACAATCCATAAGCCATTAGGAAGAATGCAGAAGGTGGAGCATATCCTTTGCTCTCATCTATCTTCTCTCCATAATTTGTAGAATCTAATTGCACTTCACAATTTTGATTTCCACATGTTGTCTCATGCTTGATTAAGTTTTTGTAATTTACTTCTGGTCTAAAAGTAGCCATTGTTTTCTCCTTTTGTATTTAGTAGGAACTGATTGTTCCAATCTGCCCACCAAGTAGATGAGCAGTTTGCAAAAATCTTTTTTGATTTTAGTTTCCTTTCCTCGAGAGCGGTTCTCATTTTGATTTCGGTAGTCAGCCCCAGTTTTGCGATACTGGCTCGAGCCTATGTCTCAAAGTCTTTTTTCACTTCTCTTCAATTTGGCTTATTTTCTGTCTGGTTAGCTTTCCAGTTTCCCAAGCTGTCTCTCTTGGTATGTAATAAGTATATCATAAATCAAAGATTAGCAATTATTAATTGTAAAAATATAAAAAAAAGCATACAAAAGAGCCAGTGTTTATAGGGTTTAAATTAGGGTAAAATATTTTTTTATTTTTTTTTATTTTTTTTGTGATTTTTAGCCGAAAAATGCCATAAGACCTGTCAATGAAACCACTCCAGCAGTTACCCAACCAAAGAGCTCTTGCCTTCCAACTTTGCCAGAGACTTTGTCTTCCAAGTCATCAATCCTATCATGCAATCTATTCTGACCATCAATGAGAAGTTGGAGCATCTCTTTTTGGGTGTAGCCATTGCCATTAGAATTCATTTTCTAAATCCTATTGTCAGTAACCAGATTGCTAATGTGATAAGTGTTGCAACTAAAGTTATGTCTCTAGCCGAGCCACTTAATGTGAGAACTGCAATCGCCAGACCAGATAAAGTCCAGCTCAGATTCAATGTCTCTTTGATTGCTGTTACCAACCAATCCCATAATTTTTTAATCATACTTCTCTTCTCAATAGTGCCAGTGAAGCAACCCTAACTAAAATTGTTGGCACGATTACTTCTTGTGCTTTTTCCTTCTGGTCAGTAGTTAAGTCTGCTCCAATCTCACTTATCTTTATATCTTGTAAATCGATATCTATAATAGCACCAATCGGGTCAGCTACGAATTCTTCAAACTGAATCTCTACAACAACATCAGCAAGAGTATATGGAAGGATAGAATCATCTGCGTTCTCTACTGCTCTCTCTACGAATACTTCAACAGCTTCTGCTATAACTTCATCTTCTTTAGCTTGCTCTGCAATTATCTCGACATCTTCTTTTGCAGTCTCTTCATCAAATCCCAGAACTTCTCCAACCACTTCCTTCTGTTCATCATCAAGCTCTTCTATTTCTTCAACTGCTTTTTCTACAACCTTAGCTACAACTTCAATAACATCTTCGCTAACTTGTTTAAGATTCTCCACTCTGACATCAGCAACTTCATCAAGTATTTCGACAACTTGCTCTGTCTCCAGCTCTTCCACATACTCTTCAATTATTTCTTCCTTCTCTTCTTCAGAGATATCTTCTGCCACTACTGGAGCTTTGACTATCTCTTCAACTTGCTTTACTTCTTCTTGTATCTCTTCTTCAGATAATTCTTCTACTGGCTCTTCGTTATCTCTTCCACCCACTTCTTCTTGTCTATCTGGGATAGTATCCACAACTTCATCATCTTCAAATACTTCTTCAATAGGTTCTTCATCTTCTTTAATAGGTTCTTCAATTTCTTCTTCATCTAAAATCTCCTCTTCAATAATTATTATTTCTGGTAGTTCAATAATTTCTACCTCTATCTCGAACTCTTCTTCTATCTGTTCAATATCAATTTCAATTTCTTCTTTAACAAATTCATCTTCTTTGATGGGTTCAATATCTTTATCTTCATCTTTATCGACCACATCAGATACCACATCATCATCTTTAGGAAGCTCTCCTTCGGTATCTGGTTCTTCTTCATCAATCTCTATTATAATTTCTTCTTCTTTATCTTCTATAAGCGAATCATTGTAAGCTGGGCAGTCTCCACGAAGAAGGGCAATATCAGTGATGTAGCAACCCCACTTATCTTCATTAGCTTTACGCTCACTATCTCTCTCAACAGTTCCATCTTCAACTTCTTCTTTTGTGTAATTAGATTCTGAACCATCTTCATTCACAACAACATATAAAGTAGTTGTAGTTGTTGGTGGTGGTTCTGGTTCTGGCTCTGGTTTAGGAGCTGGTGGTAATGTAGTTGTAGTTGGTGGCACATATTCAGTAGTCTCAAAATTATTACTATCTCCATTCGCACAAGATTGATTATTTTCTAAATCCCCACAAGATGCCATCTCCCAATAAAAAGTACCAGTCTCAATAAAAGATTTATCTAAGGTATAAGTTCTTGCATCTATATCATTAATAACAACTCTTGTCCAAGTTTGGTTATCATAACTGTAATTAATATGAAACTCTACAACATCTATTTCTCCAGCTTCATACTCCCAAGAAAAATAAACATCTTCTCCACCATAATTTACAGATACATTCGTTGGAGCATTCGGAGCAGTTATTGGTACAGTGCTTGAAGTCGTGCTAGAGCTCGTTGTAGAGCTGGTTGTAGTTGTTGTGGTAGAAGTATCGTTACAAGTGCTACTAGGTGCAGTCCAGTTCTCTGAACTTACGAATGGCTCTTGATTAGGAATAGTTATAGTTTGCTCAGCTGTTAATGTACTAAAGCTGTTATCAGTATCATTATCTGCACGAATCTTAGTTCTAAAAGTACCATAAGGATTCTCAAAGTAAGTTTGTAAATCTTCTAAAGAGAAAACATGATATTGCCAAGTCAAGTTTGTGCCATGACCAAAAGAAGTAGAGATACAAAATGCAGTTGAAGTATCTAATGCACTATCGCTTATATCAAACCATATTGTGTATTTCTCTGGTGGGCTATCTTCAAAGCCATCAGAAGAATATATTCCAATGGTCAAGTCTCCAGTTGAAGTATCTAAAGCAATCGACTGGTCATAAGGTGGTTGTGTTGGCACATGGTCAGCGAACACTGGAGAAGGTGTAATTAAAAATAGAACTAAAAGATAATTAAATAGTTCGTTAATCCTTCTCGCCACATCTATTTATCTCCGCAACAACCGCTACCGCAACAATCCATTACTTACCTTCTTCGAATGTGTATTTTGGCTTGGCTTGTTCTAGCCCATTTTGAATTACGCTCAAAGCTGATGACATGAATGCCACGCCAATTAGCTCAATCATGTTTGCATCTATGATTCCACTTGAGTTAGCAAGATACAAAGAGATTGCAGATTGTAGTCCAGTTCTGAATGCTTTACTTAAAATAAATTTCCAATATTCTTTATTTTTCATAATCTCCTATTCTTCTTCATGCATCTTACCACCAATTTGCACGACATTATAATTTCGACAATTTTTATTCATGCAAGAGTAAGTCGGCTTGGTATTTACTAGATTGTATTCCAGTGGTTGATTGCAAGTAGGGCAGTTAATTATCAAGTAATATTTTTAACTGTGAATACTGCACTCCTTAAGTTTTTTAGTTCTTTTAATATTTTGTCAAACTTATCATCAATGACTTTTGTTAAGACAACATCTTCAGTATGTTTGTTAGATAATTCTTTTTTCCCCAGATTTATGTCAGAGTATTTGATTGTAACTTTTTCTCCAGCAAGCAAAGCATCTCTGACTTTTGGATACATCTTTTTATATGCATCTCCAGAGCCACCAACAAATCCATCTTTGCCTTTATCTAAATCTTGTTGGGTCTCTCCTACAAGTAAGCAACCAGCTGTATGTTCATCTGTATTACCAGTGTGAATAAGAATGTATTTAAAGTTTGGTACATCTTGAAGCTCCAACATTCCTTTATGCCAGTCAGCTCCATAGCGTGATGTATATTTAGAATCAAAACCACCAACTGTTCTGAACTTAATTTCATATTCTCCAAGTGGTATTGCA